AATCAACCTGCTATTTTATATTCGTTATCAGAAACAAAACAAAAGAAAACTTGGCGTAAAATATGATAGTAATTATAGATGATGTATTTAGTAATGAAGATTTACAAGAATTTATTTCTGTAAATAATGAATTTATTGAGAAAAAATACCCACATTATAATGATTTCTTTACTTTAGATGAAGAGGTTCCAATGCAAAAGTTTGCAAAAACTATACTAGAACACGCTGGTAAATACTTTGATTTATCAGATATGAATGAGTATGAATATTGGTCACATAAAAATACAAGACCAAGTAATATACACTTTGATAAAGATGAAATTATATATGAAGAAACAGGGGAGTTAGTATATCCTATCTGTTCAACTGTATTTTATCCTATCGAAGACAAAAATTTACAAGGAGGAAAATTAATTATAGAAGACCATGTTCGAATAACACCGAAAGCTAATAGGCTGGTAGTGTTTAGACCAGGTATACTACACCATGTCGAACTATTTAGGGGTAGAAGAACTTCTATTAATATTAATCCTTGGAGACACCGATAATGAAAGCAGTATTGAGTAACAGAATATTCATGGAAGTAAGTAATACTTTGCAGTCAAAACTTGATGACGAGTTAACATATTCTATACCTCCACGAAATCCTTTAGACCCACCTTTTATAATAAAGAATATGGGCATAGTCCGAAAAGGTTTGATTACCATACCTAGCGGAAGAACGGATTTGATACCAGAGGACTACGAGATAGTCGATAAGCGTGTCGACTCACCAATCGAACCCTTTGACTTTAAGTTTCAATTACGACCTTCGCAACAGACGGTATATGACGATGTCACTGACAGTTGTATAATTAACGCTTGGGTCAGTTGGGGAAAGACATTTACAGCTTTAGCTATCGCAAACAAGCTTCAACAGAAAACATTGATTGTAACGCACACTTTAGCGTTGCGGTCGCAGTGGGAAAAAGAAGTACAAAAAGTCTTTGGAATTACACCAGGTATCATAGGTAGCGGTCAGTTTGATATTGACTCACCAATTGTAGTGGGCAATGTACAAACTCTTTACCGTAGAATGTCGGATATTGGTTCCGTTTTTGGAACTGTTATACTTGATGAAATGCACCACGTATCCAGTCCTACTTTTACTCGTATTGTTGATGCTAGTAAAGCAAGATATAAGATTGGATTAACAGGTACAATGGAGCGAAAAGATGGACGTCATGTTATCTTTCGTGACTACTTTAATACAAATGTGTATAAACCACCAAAAGAGAATTACCTAGTACCAAAAGTACATATTCTCAAATCGGGAATAAGATTTCCAGATGGTGCAAATACACCTTGGGCTTCTCGTATAAATGCAATCGCATATAACTGGGAGTACCAAAATATGATGGCAGTTCTAGCGGCAAAGTATGCTGCTCGTGGACACAAAGTGCTAGTAGTATCAGACAGAGTAGATTTTCTTAAACAATGTAATAGACTTGTAGGAGAAAACTCTATTTGTGTTACTGGTGATATTCCACATGAAGAAAGACCTGCACTCATAAAACAAATTTTTGGAGACAAAGATGTTCTATTCGGAACACAAAGTATATTTTCTGAAGGAATATCATTGGATTGTTTGAGTTGTATAATTTTAGCAACTCCTATTAATAACGAACCCTTACTCACACAGCTTGTAGGACGTATTATTAGAATACACGAAGACAAGCCTCAACCGATTATAGTAGATATTCACTTGGTCGGTAAAACAGCAAGTCGTCAGGCAAATGCGAGAATGGGGTATTACATGAAACAAGGTTATGAAGTTGAGACCATATAGCTTGGAAAAATACTTCTTGACAAACGGTTAAATTTTTGATATAATGATACTCTATAATTGGAAAAAGATACTAAAAGAGACGAATGGAAAAGTTAGTGACATAGTTGCTATACTTTATATTCTGACTTATAAAAAAGAACCTCCAATCAATAGAAAGGATAGGCGGTTCAAGTTTTGGCAAAAGAGCTTTCATGGCGATAGCTTTTTGGTTAATCCTGAACCTTTGCTTATTCAAAGAACTAGATATTCAGACGTGGAGATTGCGCAGTATGCAGGTATCGCTTCACTCCGCAATGTATTTGAATATCGAAGTAAAAAAGATACCACACTGGACTTGCTGGTCTATACAGGAAAGCAAGATATATTAACAAAAAACAGACTACTTCGAGTAGAGAATGGTAGAATCCATTTTAAATTTGAAGAAGTTACTAAAGGAGAAATGCAATGGCATTAACATTTAATAAATTAAAGGGCGAAGCCCAAAAAGGTAAAATCGAATCCTACACATATGTAGAAGGCGATAATACAGTAAGAATGGTCGGTGACGTATGTGCAAGATATGTTTACTGGCTCAAAGGAGAGAACGATAAGAATGTTCCTTTCGAATGTTTATCTTTTGATAGACAGAAAGAAGCCTTCACTAATATCGAAAAAGATTGGGTAAGAGAATACTACCCAGATATGAAATGCACATGGTCATACGCTATTCAGTGTATACATGGTGGTAAAATAAAAGTACTTAATCTTAAAAAGAAATTACTTGAGCAAATCATATTAGCAGCTGAAGACCTAGGCGATCCTGCCGACCCAGAAACAGGTTGGGACGTTTACTTCAAAAGACTTAAGACTGGCCCAATGGCTTACAATGTGGAGTATCAATTACAACCACTTAAGTGTAAATCAAGACCACTTACAGAAGAAGAGCAAGAATTAATTGCTGATCTTAAGTCAATGGACGAAGTCCTACCAAGACCTACTGCTGACGCACAAAAAGAATTATTAGACAGAATCAGAAGTGGTTCTGCGAACTCTAATGCGGACGACAGTATTAATGAGGAGTTTGACTTATCATGATGATTGGAGTAGGAGAAAAGTTTCCTGCATTTAAATTGCAGGGTGTAAATAAAGACAACGAATTCGTAGAAGTTTCTGTTACAGAACACTACGATCCGTTAAAGCACGATTACACCGTAATCTACTTTTATCCGAAAGATTTTACGTTTATATGCCCGACTGAAATAGCGGGCATGGACGTCTTAGTAGATGAGGCAAATGTAATCGGTATTAGTGGTGATAATGAGTTTTGTAAGTTAGCTTGGAAAAAAGATAACGAACTCATTGGAAATATAAATCACTCACTTGCTGCTGACTGTGGCTTAAGACTTGCAGAAGAACTAGGAATAGTTGATGAAGAAGCAGGAGTTTGCTACAGAGCAACTTACATTATTGATAGAAATGATGTAGTACAGCATGTAAGTGTAAACGCATTAGACACGGGCAGAAATGCAAACGAAGTTCTTAGAACTTTACAAGGCATCAAAGCAGGTGGATTGACAGGTTGTGAATGGCAGCCAGGAGAAGACTTTGTAGCATGATTTTATTTACAGCAGACTGGCATATTAAACTAGGGCAGAAAAACGTTCCTATGCCCTGGGCATGTTCAAGATATGAACTATTTTTCCAACAAGTGGAAGACGCTGTACAAAAACATGGTATTAAATTACACATCATAGGTGGGGACTTGTTTGATCGAGTCCCTTCTATGGACGAACTTACTCTTTACTTTGATTTTGTAAAGAATACAAAAGTAGAGACAATAATATATGACGGTAATCATGAAGCTACTAGAAAACATAAAACATTCTTTGATAATCTAATAAGAGTAACAAAAGAATTGAACCCTCTAGTAACTGTAGTTACCGAAACATATTATCAAGATGATTGGGCAATATTACCATATGCTGACTTACATAGAAAACATGGCATAGAGGATATAAATGCCGATTATTTATTTACACATGTGAGAGGAGAAATACCACCACATGTAACACCAGAAGTAGACTTAGAAAGATTTGACAAGTTTAAAACGGTTTTTGCAGGAGACTTACATGCTCACGAGAATACTCAAAGAAATATTGTGTATCCTGGAAGCCCTATGACTACGTCATTTCATAGAAACGAAGTTAAGACTGGTTATTTAGTAATTGATAATGATTGGAACTGGACATGGCATCAATTTGACTTGCCACAGTTAATTCGTAAGACAGTTACAAGTACAGATGAAATGGTGCAAACTGAATGGCACCATACGATTTACGAAGTAGAAGGAGATGTTTCAGACCTGAGCGGGGTCAAAAATTCAGAACTACTTGATAAGAAAGTTATCAAGAGAAAGACAGAAGCAACTCTCATACTTGACAAAGAAATGACAATCGAAGAAGAATTGGGAGAATATCTCTCATACATTCTCGAACTTGACGAAGATAAAGTCAAGAAAATTATAGGAGTATTTAGTGATAACGCTAGAAAAGCTGAAATGGAGTAATTGTTTTAGTTACGGCTCAGACAATGAAATAGAACTTAACGACAACACTTTAACACAACTTATTGGCACAAATGGTGCTGGTAAATCTTCTATACCTCTAATTTTAGAGGAAGTTCTATTTAACAAAAACTCCAAAGGTATTAAGAAAGCAGATATTGCGAATAGGCAAGTCAATAAAGGTTATGACATCAGTCTTGATTTTACAGCAAACGATGATTCATACCATATTGACGTGGTTAGACGTGCAAATATTAAAGTAAAGTTACTTAAAAACGGTGAGGACATTTCTTCACACACTGCGACAAATACCTACAAGACATTAGAAGAAATTATTGGGATAGACTTTAAGACTTTTTCACAGATTGTCTATCAAAATACCAATGCAAGTTTACAATTTCTTACGGCCACCGACACAAACCGTAAGAAGTTTTTGATTGATTTATTACAGTTAGATAAGTATGTATCTTATTTTGATGTATTTCGTGAACTATCTAGAACCCTTGGGTCAGAAGTTTCACGAGTAGATGGGAAAATTGCAACTATTGAAAAATGGTTAAAAGACAATAAATTGGAAGATACATCACTACTATCAAAAATGGATTTACCAAATTATTCGGAAGAAGATGGAAAAACTTTACGTTCATTACAAATAGAGTTTGAAAATATCACCGAAAATATCAAAAAAATTAATCAAAATAATTATTACAGAAAAGAGTTGGAGTCCATAGATATTCATGAACATAGAAGACTATTGGCTGAACACCCTGACAAACTTGATACAACACAGTATATTGAAAGTGCTGCTACTTGGAGAAGTGAGCAAGCCTATGAACAATCAATGTACGACAAGTATCAAAGATTATTAGACTTAGAAACGCACGAATGTCCTACTTGTGGAGAAGATGTAAATATTAACTTCATCAAAGGACAGATGGCAGAGCATAAAAAAACGGTGGAGTATTGTGAAGAAGAAATTGAGAAACAAACTGAGAAACTCTCAGAGGTCAAGAAGAAAAATTCAATTCATGAATCAGCAAAAAGAGGAATCAAACATTGGGAAGAAACATACAGAAGTATTGACCAAAACCTAAGTAGTGATATTCCTGACGCTGAAGAGCTGAAGTACAGAATAGCTGAATTAAGTAATCAGTACAAGCAGTATCAAACTGATTTAAGAGAAGCTATTGACCACAACAATAATGTAGAGAGACATAACACTCGTATCGGTATTATTGTAGAGCAAGAAACAAATTTTGAAACTGAACTTGCAGAACTTATAGAAGGATTAGACAATCTAAGTGATAAACTTGCAAGTGTAGAAATTTTGAAAAAAGCATTTAGTACTAATGGACTACTTGCATATAAAATAGAAAATTTAGTAAAAGACTTAGAAGAACTTACAAATGAATATCTAGCAGAACTTAGTGATGGTAGGTTTAGTTTAGAGTTTGTCGTGCTAAATGATAAATTAAATGTAATTATAGAAGATAATGGAAAGTCAGTAGATATATTATCTCTGAGTGCAGGAGAACTTGCAAGAGTAAATACTGCTACTCTACTCGCAATACGTAAGTTAATGAGTAGTATTTCAAAGTCTCAAATAAACATTTTATTTTTAGACGAAGTTACCAATGTTCTTGATGAACTAGGTAAAGAAAGACTAGTAGAAATACTGTTAAAAGAAGAAAATTTAAACACATATATAGTGTCTCATGGTTGGACACACCCATTATTAGGAAAAATAGAAGTGATAAAAGAAAACGAAATGAGTAGACTAGATGGTTAACTCAAGACAAAAAGGAAACAGAGGAGAACAACAAGTGATGTCTCTTCTCGGAAGAATGACTGAAGAAAAGTGGGAACAAACACCTGGATCAGGTAGTGGTAAAATTAAAGGTGATTTACGAGTTCCAGGCAAACATAATTTATTTTGTGTCGAAGTAAAGTTCTATAAAGATAGTGGCTTTAACTCAAAGATATACACATCTAAAACAAATAACTTATTTAGATGGTGGAGTAAATTATGTAAGCAATCACAAGATATGGAACAGGAACCATTACTTATCTTCAGAGAGAACTATGGAAAGTTTTTTGTTGCAACAGTACAAAAACCAATAAATACATTAAGATATACATATATTGCATGGCTAGGTATGTATATTCTTATCGCGGAACACTGGCTAGAAAAAGAGGAGATAAAATTTACAAATGGCGACTACAATTGCGAACCTTGGAGCCCCGGCTCCGACTGGGAACTTGCTGATAGTTGATGGTCTAAACGTAGCTTTCAGATGGAAACATCAGAATATACTTGATTTTAAGTATGACTACATTAGAACAATTGAAAGTCTAGCAAAATCTTACAAGGCAGGTACGATTATCGTATGTGCTGATGGAGGTAGCTCTTACAGAAAAGAGATATACCCCGAATATAAAGCAAATCGTAAAGAACGATATGCAGAACAAACTGAGCAAGAGGCAAAAGAATTTGAAATGTTTATGGCAGAATTTCAAGACACTCTTACTCTTATAAAACAAAAGTATCCAGTCTTTCACTTTCGTGGTGTAGAGGCTGATGATATTGCTGCCTACATAACATTGAACTTTGATTTTGATGATTGCTGGTTAGTATCTTCTGATAAAGACTGGGATTTACTTATCAATGACAAAGTTTCTAGATTTAGTACTGTTACTAGAAAAGAAACAACAGTACATAACTGGGACGAACACTATGATTTTGAAATAGAAGATTATATCACTTTCAAGTGTCTTACAGGCGATAAAGGAGACAACGTACCTGGAGTACCAGGTGTTGGTCCAAAACGTGCTGTCCAGTTAATGGAACAATACGGGTCAGTTTTCGACATCTATGATGCGTGTCCAATTGATGGTAGGTATAAATATATACAAGCTCTTAACGAAAATGCAGAACAAATTCTACAAAACGTTGAGTTAATGGATTTAGTGACTTACTCAGAGGAAGCGATTGGAAAAGAAAACACGGAAGTTATACATAAAACTTTAGAAGGAATATTATGATACAAATAGATTATAGTAAAGATAAACTTTTGACAGAGTTTAGTCATAAAACTCTGGAAGATCGCTATCTCGTGGGAGATGAAAAGTCTCCGCAAGAAGGCTTTGCAAGAGCTGCTTCAGCTTTTGCTGATGATGAAGCACACGCACAAAGACTATATGATTACGCTAGTAATTTATGGTTTATGTTCTCGACTCCTGTTCTCTCCAACGGAGGGACTAAGCGGGGTCTCCCAATCTCATGCTTTCTCAATCATGTGGAAGATTCGAGAGAGGGAATAACAGAACATTACACAGAAAATGCTTTTCTTTCATCATTTGGTGGAGGAATTGGTGGTAGTTGGAGTGATGTTCGTGCGCAGGGTACAAAAACATCAAAAGGCTCTGAGTCTACAGGTGTGATTCCATTTGTGAAAGTTGTTGATGCAGAAATGCTTGCTTTCTCACAAGGAATTACAAGAAGAGGTAGTTATGCAGGTTATTTGCATATTTCACACCCTGAGATAGAGGAGTTTCTCGATATGAGAAAACCAACAGGTGGAGACAGTAATCGTAAGTGTCTTAACCTACATCATGGAATTGTCATTAGTGATAAATTTATGGAAATTATACATAGAGCTACCAAAGAAGAAGGCTTTGATGATTCTTGGGAGCTAATAGATCCACATAGTGGAGAAGTGAAAAATGTTGTAAGTGCTAGAACATTATGGGTAAAATTACTCCAAAACAGAATGGAAACTGGAGAACCTTATTTAATGTTTGAAGATGCTGTACAAGCTGACTTACCAGACTTTCAAAAAAGAAAAGGTTTACGTGTACATCACAGTAATCTTTGTTCTGAAATCACACTTGCAACAAACGAAGAGAGAACAGCAGTATGCTGTTTATCGAGTGTAAATTTAGAGTATTATGATGAATGGAGTAAAGTTCCAGCTTTCATTCCAGACTTAATTCGTATGCTCGACAATGTGCTAACATATTTTATAGAGAACGCACCTGACCAACTAGAAAGAGCTAAATTCAGCGCTATGCGTGAAAGAAGTTTAGGTCTTGGTGCTATGGGATTTCATGCCTACTTACAGAAGAACAATATGCCTTTTGAGAGTGTATTTGCAAGTAGTGTAAATTATGAAATGTTCAAGTATATAAAAACATTAGCACAAGCAGAGACAGAAAGACTTGCAGTTGAAAGAGGTGCATGTCCTGATGATGATACATGTTCAGTAAGAAATGCTCATCTCTTGGCAGTTGCTCCTAATGCAAGTTCTTCTATCATCTGCGGTAATACTTCACCAAGTATAGAGCCATATAGAGCAAATGCGTATACGCAAAAAACTAAGAGTGGCTCACACTTACAGAAAAACAAATATCTAGAAAAAGTTCTAGAAAAGTATGGTCGTAACGATGATAATACTTGGAAGAGCATAGTTACAAACAAAGGAAGTTGTCAACATCTTGAGTTTTTAAGTGAAACTGAAAAAGAAGTATTTAAGACTGCTGTAGAAATTAATCAATCTTGGGTAATAGAACATGCGGCACAAAGACAAGAATTTATTTGTCAGTCGCAAAGTGTAAATCTATTCTTTCCACCTGATGTAAATAAGGGCGAGTTACATAATATACATATGTTAGCTTGGGCAAAGAATATGAAAACATTATACTATCTAAGAAGTGAGGCTATTTCAAGAGCAGATAATGTATCAAATAAAATAAAAAGGGAGATAATCTTTGAACAGCAAGATTGTCTAAGTTGTGAGGGATAAATGAATCTATTAGAAGAAAGAGAATACTATAAACCTTTTGCATATCCTTGGGCGTTTGAGTTTTATAAAAAACAACAGCAAATGCATTGGCTTCCAGACGAAGTACCTCTCCAAGATGATATAAAAGATTATAGAGAAAAACTAAGTCCTGATAACAGGCTACTGTTAGATAATATATTCAAGTTTTTTACTCAAGCAGATGTTGATGTATGTTGTGGCTATGCAAAGCATTATCTACCTACATTTAAACAACCAGAGATAAGAATGATGTTAGTGAGTTATGCTGCGATGGAAGCAGTACACCAAGAAGCATATTCTTTACTCTTGGAAACATTGGGTAAATCT